GCCACAGCCAATATACAACTTGTTCCTGGTGTAACATACAGATTTGACCAATCAGATTCCTCTAACTCTGGACATCCACTTAGATTATCTACAACTAAAAATGGTACACACAACTCTGGTTCTGCATATACAACAGGAGTTACAATCGCAGGTTCTGCTGGTTCTTCAGGTGGCTATACGCAAATAGTTGTAAACGCTGCAACTGCTGACAATCTTTATTACTATTGTTCATCACACTCTGGTATGGGTGGAGATTCTGTAATATCTATAAATACAAGTGGTAATGTTGCAGGATCAGGACTTAGTTTATCTGCTAATACTTTTGCTGTAGATGCAACAGTAATTACTGGTCAAACTAATGAAGGAACTGCTGACAACAATGATGTCATACTTATCTATGATGATTCTGCTAGTGCGTTAAAGAAACAAACAAGAAGTGCTTTCTTGACAGGCACTGGTGTTGGAAATATGAACAGCTTTACAATATCAGATGGCTCTACATCAGAAACAATTAGTGATGGTAACACAATAACATTTACTGGTACTTCTAATGAAGTGGAAGTAGCAGTAAGTTCTACAGATACAGTTACATTTAGTTTACCTGCAACAATAAATGCAGCGACTTCAGGTAATGCTGCAACAGCTACAGCTTTAGCAACTGCAAGAAACATTGGTGGTGTATCTTTTGATGGTACAGGTAACATTGACCTGCCTGGTGTAAACACAGCAGGTAATCAAAACACATCTGGAACTGCTGCAGGATTATCTGCAACATTAGCAGTAGCAAGTGGTGGTACAGGAGCAACATCTTTTGCAGATAAATCTGTAATTATTACACAAGATTCTGGAACAGATACATTAGCTGCTGTAGCTATGGATGCAAATGGTGAACTACTTATCGGTGGTACATCTGGTCCAGCAGTTGCAACACTTACAGCAGGATCAAATATCACAATTACAAATGCAGATGGTTCTATAACTATCGCTGCATCTGGTGGTGATGTAACTGCTTCTTCAACAACAACGTTTACAAATAAGACAATAGATGCTGATGGAACTGGCAATAGCATATCCAATATAGATATTGGTAATATGACAAGTGCCGTAGTTGTAACAGAATCTGATGGAATCGCAAGTAATGACAATGACACGACATTACCTACATCTGCTGCAGTTAAAGACTTCGTAGATGGTCAAGGTTTTGCCGATATTGGTCTGATAATTGCACTAGGATAAGGTAGGATAGATATATGGCAAATACTTTTAAGAACGCATATCACGATGTAACTACATCTCTAGCTGATGCTTATACTGCACCTGGTAGCACAACTTCTATAGTTCTAACACTTAGAATTACAAACGTAGATGGTGCTGCAGATGCAACAGTAGATGCAAGAGTAGTAGATGCTTCATCAGGAGATGCGTACCTTGCATATACACTGACTGTACCTGCTGATTCATCTGTAGAGTTAGCTGGAACTTCTAAAATCGTATTAGAAACTGGCGACAAGATACAGTTAAAAGGTAGTGCAGCTAGTGATTTGGAAGCATTTATATCGGTATTACAAATAACCTAAAGGAGTTACTATGCCTTTCGGTTATCTCGGAACAACACCAAACCAACAACTAAAAAACAGTGGCGTGTTTTCTGTAGAAGAAGCGTTACAAGTACAAAAAGATGGTGAATGGGGTGGTAGTTTACAACTCATACAAAATCAAGATGTTAGTGAAGTAAGTGCAATAAATTTTACTTCAATAAAAGAAGCAAAATATGATGTTCATTTATTGGAAATTAAAGTTGAAGATACAGCAACAGGTGCTTCTTTAAGAGGTGGAAGAATACAATTTTTTGAAAGTGGTGTTTTAGAAACTGCAAGTGTTTATGAATATGCGTTTCAATATGGAAGTGCTGGTGGTTCATTTGGCGAACTACGAAGCACAGGTGCTACACACATTATTAGTGGTGGTTATGATAGTAACCCTCTTAATACACACACTTACTATCTTTTATATAATTTAGGTAATTCATCCAAATATAGTTTCACAACTTTTCATACAACAGAAAGCTGGACAACATCAATAGGTTTTTACAGTTCTTTTGGAGGTGGTTTATTACCACAAACAAGCACAGTTGATGGTGTAAGATATAGTTTTGGTAATTCAGATACATTTACAGGAAATGCAAAACTTTATGGAGTAAAACAAATATGAGTAACCTAAGATTATTAAATGAAACTACTGCTAGTTCTGTTGCAAATGTGTCTGTAACTGATGTATTTAGTTCTGATTTTGACATTTATAAAATGACAATTCTTTATGACAATAGTGCAGGAAATATTGTTAGAACACAAATGATAAATTCTAGTGGAAGCACTGTTACTGCAAGTAATTATGATTGGGCTATATTGCAAATGAGGTCAAGTGGTGCTTTTCAAGAACAAAAAGCAACTAGTGATGATGATTGGCGAATGAGTTATGAAGGAACACAAGGTTGGAATGTTACAACTTATATTTTTAATCCATTTTCATCAAGTTCATATACTTCTTATGTAACACAATCTTCAGGATATTATGGTGGTGCAGGTTTAACTAATCTTAATTTAAAAGGAATAGGTGTTTTAAAACAAACTGCAAGTATGGGTGGTATTAAATTTACAACTGTTGGATCTAATTTTGATGATTTTACCTGCAGGATTTACGGATTAAGGGTTGATACATAATGGGATTAGTACAAGTAGCAAAAAGTACAGTAACAACTGCAGTGGCTAGTGTTACCATAACAGGGATAGATAGTGATGATGTTTATATTGTTGCACTAAATAATGTTGCACCTGCAACAGATAATGTTTCTGCTTATATGAGAATTACAAAAAGTGGTAGTGCAGATACAACTTCAAATTATGATTATGCTTATAAAGATTTAAAAGCATATTCCTCTTTTGGTACTTCTAGCTCAACAAATCAAGATAAATTAAATTTTGGAAATTTAGGAACAAATACAAGCGAAACTTTAAATGCTATCATTCATCTTTATAATTTTAATTCTAGTTCTGAATATAGTTTTGGATCAGAGGAGGATGTACAAATAATTTCTAATCAAAGTTTAAGAGGTCATCAAGGAGGATTTGTACATACTGTAGAAAGTGCAAGTGATGGATTATATTTTTATATGTCTAGTGGCGATATAGCAAGTGGCACATTTACATTATATAAGGTGGTATAGATGAGTAGTAATACATTTGGATATATAGCAGACACAGGACCAACACAAGCATTTGGTAATTTACCTAGAAAATATAATCCTATTGATAATCCACAAACACTTAATTCAACAATACAATATTTAGTTGTTGCAGGTGGTGGAGGTGGTGGAGGTAGTGCAGAACAAGGTGGTGGTGGTGGTGGTGGAGCAGGTGGTTATCGTAATTCCTACGCATCAGAAACATCAGGTGGTAATTCATCTACTGAATCTCCAATACTTTTAAATCGTGGTCAATCTTACACAATAACTGTTGGTGGTGGTGGAAGTGGTAGAAACGCAAATAGTGGAACAAATGGATCAGACAGTGTTTTTGCATCAATTACCTCTTTAGGTGGAGGTGCTGGTGCTAGACAAAACAGAACAAATGCAGGTGATGGTGGTTCAGGTGGTGGTGGTGGATATAATCAACTTGCATCTGGTAGTGGTACAACTGGTCAGGGTTCTAATGGTAGGGTAGGACCAAGTTCTGATGACCAACAAGGTGGTGGAGGTGGTGGTGCAAGTATATCTGGAAGTCCATCTGCAAGTGTTGGTGGAACTGCTGGTTTGTCATCATCTATAACTGGTTCATCAGTTGCTCGTGCAGGTGGTGGAGGTGGTGGTCGTGGTAATGGTAATGGTGAAGCAGGAGGTGGAACTGGTGGTGGTGGAACTGGTGGAGATTACAATACAGCAGCTACTACAGGAACAACAAACACTGGAGGTGGTGGTGGAGGTAGAGGTTCTACAGGTTATTCATCAGGTGCAAATGGAGGTTCAGGTATAGTTATTATTAGATTTACCACAGCAGACATAGGAATAACTATTGGAAGTGGTTTGACCTCAACAACAACAACAAGTGGATCTGATACAATAGTTGAATTTACGGCAGGAACAGATACAGTGGTGTTTACATAATGGCACATTACGCATTTTTAGATAATAACAATATTGTTACTGAGGTAATAGTAGGTAAAGATGAGGGTGGAGATATTGATTGGGAAGTATATTATGGCAATATACGAGGTCAGACTTGTAAAAGGACTTCTTATAATACAAGTGGTAATGAACATAATAATAGTGGAACTCCTTTTAGAGGTAACTACGCTGGTATAGGTTATACTTATGATGAAACCAATGATGTATTCATAGCACCAAAACCTGGTGATGATTACACACTAAACACAACAACTTGGATCTGGGAGAAAGATGAGTAATTCAGGAGTATTTGATGTAAACGACATAAGGTATCTTATGGATTATCAACAATGGGCGACACCTGGTGAGTTACAGTTGATAGAAACACAGACTGCAAGTGGAGTTAGCAGTGTAAATTTCACAAACATTCAAGGAAATGTATATGATGTACATTTTATAACTTGTAACGATATAGACAGTTCTACTGATAATGAAGAATTACAGGTTAGATTTTCTAATGATGGTGGTAGCAGTTATGAAAGTTCAAATTACAAACGAGCTAGAAATTATGGAAATGCTAGTGGTAGTTTTGGTGATGCTTACTCGGATTCTACAGATGCGATTGACATTTCAAACGCAATAGGTAATGGAGCTAATGAAAAAGGTAACGCATATTGTTATTTATACAATCTAAATAATCCTGTGCAATATAGTTATGTAACATTTCATTCATCCGTTCAAAATAATAGTAATGTTTTAACTATGGCTTTTGGTGCTGGAGTTTACACACAACAAGAAACTGTAGATGCAATACAAATTTTGTTAGATAATAGTTCAAATATTTCAGGTACAATATCTTTATATGGAATAAGGTTTACATAATGGCTACCTCTTTACAGTTTATTAAATCTGCTAGTGGAACAGATGTTGCATCATTATCTATTACTGGTTTTACTTCTCAATATGATGTTTACGCTATATGGACACCTCAAATAATACAAAATGGTAACAATGATATTAACAGTAGGTTTATTGATAGTTCTGGAAATGTAATTTCTGATAGTGAATATGATTACGCTTCTGAAGTAATGAATAGTCATTCAAGTTTTTCAGAATCAAGAGAGGTAAATCAAAGTCAAATTGATAACGTGGGTGTTAATGATGCAAATGAAACTTACGGAGTAGGAAGTACAACATACATTTTTAATCCAGTTGATAGTAGTTCTTATACATTTTTAATTCATCAGTCTGCTGGTATGAGAGATATAGGTAAATTAAGACCTTACAAAACAATAGCAGTGCATAAAGTTGCAGAGGAAATAACTGGATATAATATTTATGGATTAAATGGTAATATAACAGCCACTATGGTTTTATATGGAGTTCAATAATGCCAGGTAGCTTAGTAAAAATAGCAGAAACAACAGTTAGTTCAGCAACTGCAAGTGTGTCTTTAACAGGTATTGATAGCACTTATGATGTATATATGTGTAGATTTAACAATGTAACAGGAAGTGTTGATACAGAACATTTATTTTTAAGAGTTTTAGTAAGTGGGACACCTGATACTACTGCAAATTATGATAGAGCAAGAAAACAATTAAAAGCAGATACTTCCTTTACTAATAGCTCTAATACAAATGAAACTAAAACTTACATTGGACAACAAATAGGAACTGCAAGTAATTCACAAAGTAATGGTTTAATGTATTTGTTTAATTTTAACAATGCAAGTGAATATTCTTTTGGAACATTAGAAGAAGCAGCTTGGCGACAAGCAGGTAACTTACACGGCAATCAAGGAGGTTGGGTGCATACAGTTGCCCAGGCTTGTAATGGTGTTCAATTTTTTATGGAAGATGGAAATTTATTAAGTGGAACATTTAGTTTATACGGACTTAAGAAGTAAAAGTATGTTAAGATAGGAGAGATATGGCAACAAAAGAAGAACTACAAGCCCAGGCAGATGCAGAGATAGAAGCTGCAAAACCAATGTACAAGCAGGTCAATAATGAAAGAATGGAATTTTCTGATGCAGATTATGATCAAGCTAAGATTGATTTAGGTAATTCTAAATGGGAAGAACAACAGTATGGTTATATACAAGCTAGGCAAGAAGCCTATGGTTCTATATCAGATCAGCTAGATATGATGTATTGGGATCAAGTAAATGGTACAACAACTTGGAAAGACTACATAGCAAAAGTCAAGTCTGACAATCCAAAACCTGAATAAACCTTAATAAAAAATCCTATGATACAATCGTATTATGGATTATTTAATTGGATTTTTATTGGGATATTTTTGTAAAAACTTCTTTGTTTGGTTAGATAAATTCGCTATCCCTAAAATTCCAGATAAG